TTGGCGATGGCGGCGCGGGCGATCATCTGCATCGTCTCGCGGTCAATGTTCACCATGCCCAGCCCGTTCTCTCCGGTGTCCTGCACGCTCCCGGCGGCGATGCTCTCCAGCGCGGCGAGCAGCTCAGCCGACTTTGCCGCCGATCCCTCCAAATAAACGTGAACCGCCTCGCCCGACGACAGCCAGCCCACGACACGCGGCTTGCTCCAAGGATTACACTCCGTCCCGTAGCGCGCCGCGTCCTCGCGCACGAACTTCGTAACCAGCGCGTCCGCTGCCGCAACGTAAACCGCGTCTCCACTCAGTTCGTGCGGGTAACTGATGGTGAGCGAACCGCGCTCGCAACTCGCTTTAATGCGACTCCCCCGCGTGTTCGTCGCGGGAAGGTATTTTGTAAGAATTGCCTGCATAACCGTTTGACCTTTCGTTTTGCGCTCCCCTGCGGGAGCTAGGTTTAACCGCATCAACACCCCCACATTACACGCGCACCAAAACTACACAAGAAAAAACGAAAAGAATTTCAAGGTGAGAAAACCATTGCAAATACAGGGCGCAATGCGCGGGGAGAGGGAGGCGAGGAAAGAATTCGTTGAGAAAGACTGCGCACCCTCCTAACATCTTAAAAACGCATGAGTGACGCAGCACCTCAGGATGATCCGCCAGAGGAAGTCTTCAAGGAAGCCTCCAGCCAGTCCCGCAAGCGCGGCTCCAAAGGTAATCGAAAGGCCCAGAAACAACGCTATCAAGCCAAACACCCCGCCAGCATTGCCAGCTATCAACGCCGATACATGGCAGCCCGCAGGCTCGCCGTAAAGATGCAACAAAGGGAGGATTGCTAGTGCGCACCCTCCTAACAGGGGCGCTGGGCAGGCAAGTCGGCCAAGTAGGCGTGTCATCTTTTCTACTTTGTAGTGCAGAGAACTTTGCCGTTATCTAGCCTAGTGTGCGGTATTTTGACCTAACCTGGTTGGCCAGGATGGCCCGTCCTAGCGCACAGGAAGCCCGCCATTGGCTCACTGCCATCGAATCAGCTCGTGGGCGTGACCAGCTCGAAGCGTGCGGGTTAGACGCCTTCAAGCGTAGGGAATGGCGGCGGAAGGGGATCAGCCAGCAATCCATCCGTGAAGTGTGGCGACTCTTCTCTCTCACATTCTGCCCAAGCAACCTGTCATCCGAGTTTCACTATAACACCTGGGGGAGGTTCAATCCTGACATGAGGAACAGCTATAAACTCTTGGCCTTGAAGTGGTTGAACCGGAAGAGCAAGACGGGGAAGATGGCAGTTGCCAGTTCTATTGAACATAACCGACATTGGGCAAGCAAAGGCCATAACACAGGGGCTTTACCGATTTCGTTCACTAGCAAGCCGTGGACGAGGCACGTTAAGAGGGTGCCTGCATACCTCGATCCGGTCGCAGGACTGCCGCTCTTGACCGGCTAGGCTGAGAGGCTGGCCGGGAGGGGGCGACCCAGGGAGGGGGCTTTGGGGGCACGGGGTGGGGTGCGAGTCCAAGGGATGCCTATGCTTTCTTTTTCTGACGACAAAACCTTAGAAGTCCTTCCCGGCACAAACTGTCAGTGAATAGCCTTGAGGAAGCGGGGTTGGTCAATCTTCCCGGCACAATCTGTGAGGGGTAGCCTTCGTTGGAACCTGGTGGAGTATGTGCTTTTAGGGATAATTGGAGGGTTATTTACCCGGGTGAAGTGGAGCAGTGTATGTGGGGAGACAGGTGGAAAGGGATGGTTGGATAAGTCTTGATTGGGTGTGGAGTTAGCGAGCTGGAGATAAAGTCAGACTTTGGGGAGCAGACAGGCAGGAGTAGTAGGAGGCACCCACCTGCTTGGATTAGGTGGGGAATTGGGAATAGTTTCTATCCATGGGTGGGGGATTTGGTGGTGGAGAAAGAATTCTTGAAAAAGAATTTGACAAGGAGGGGGTGGGTGAGGGAAGGTGGCTGTGTTCGATACCGGTTTGACACCCGGAAATGAGCACTAGAGAGAATTTGGCCGGTTCCGTATGCTGCCCCGCGAGGGGATAGCGCCTCACTAGTGCGAGGGTGTCAAACGGAACCGGCTTCTTCTTTTAGTGATTCGGTCTTGAACCGAGCTAAGGGTAGGAAATCGGTTCTTTGCAGTCAGTCCGCATGATGTGTGGATTGACTTCAGGGAACGGGACTGTGACTGGAATCTTTCGGGATTAAAAGACGGCGCGGGTCCAGTTGAGAGTGCTAGCGCGGGGTAACGAAGCACAGCGGTAATGCGAAGGCCCAAGAGCCGCAGTTACAGGGGCAAGTGATTGCTTCGATAGTCGGGGTCCGTTGTGCGGAATCACTTCTAGCACGATGCCAATGTCTCCCCGATTCGTATCTCGGTGAAGTGAGATGGCAGAAGCAGTCCTTGGGATTGCTCTGCCTTCGAGCAGCCCCTCAAACGTTCCCGGTAAAGGTAAGGGAAGAGGAGAAGAGAAAAGGAAGAGCGAGAGAAGAAGAGCTTGAGAGAACACTAATAGAAGAACCTGAATGAGAACGAACCTTGAATTGAGATTTGACGGTGGGTGCAAGGGTAATCCTGGGGATCGGTATGGGAGCTATGTGATTTTCAAGGATGGGGTGCAGATAGCGGTGGATCGGAGGTTTGAGCTTGGGCATGGGACGAATAATGAGGCGGAGTGGCTGGCGTTGATAGCTGGGCTGGCGAAGGTGGTGGCTGGGAGCATGGGGAAGGGATGCAGGATGTGGGTGCTGTCGTTGAACGCCTGGCGGATGCTGGACTTGCTGGGCGGGTTTGAGGTGGTCTGGCGTGGGCGTGAGGGAAATGTGCGGGACTTTGGACATTAGTGTTTTCGTATTGACAACATCTAAGAAAGTTGGGAGGGTTGGGGGCGTTGAAAAAAACTGTGAAACGACTTGGTAGGCCGCCCTTGGGGGAGCGGGGTGCGAAGGATCAGATGCAGGTCAGGCTGGTGAGTGGTCGGAAGCGGGCGTATCGGAAGGCTGCTAATGGGAATGGATTGAAGCTGAGTCAGTGGGTGGTGAAGGTGTGTGATGGGGAGAGCGGGTATCAGCCGGAGGTTTTCCCGTGAGGACAAATGATCTGACAGGTGGACGTTTGCGATGGGTCAGGGCATTGTTGATGAGCTTGCGCTTTCACAAAGGGCATAGTTTTTACCATCTTTTTCCGGTGGTGTGGAAGATGTATTTTGGGCTGTGGGCTTTTGAGTTTTTGAAGTATCGGGTCACATGGAAGATGCCGGTCAAGTGGCCGTATCGGGATGGGGATGAGATGAAGCTGGACTACGATGTGTTTGTGCCTGATGAATTCAAGAAACCGTTGCAATACCGGAAGTGATTTTTCCATGAGGATTTTGTGGGAGGGAGAGGAGTATGAGAAGGGCTGTGGGTGTTCGATTGAGCACTATGAGGAACCGCAGTCGTGGTTGATACGGCATGAGAGCGTGGCTGGGGTGCAGGTGAACCGGGAGGTGCCTGGGTGCGGATTGTGCGGGGGGAAGTGGAAGGCTTTATCTGGCAGGCATGGTGCGCAGGGAGAGCCTGCGACAGTTCATCCTAGTTTGAGCGCATGAAACACCTGCCAGAGCTTTGTGAGTGGTGTTGGGAGATCAGGGAGGAGCGGGCGGCCATCCATGAGTTTGATGGCGGGGCGACGAGGAAACAGGCGGATGAGCTGGCGAAGAGCGAGCAATGTCCTGAGTGTCGGGTGTTTCAGGAGGAAGTTCTATGGATATGAAATCTGACAGCAAGTTGATTGAGAAGCGGATGATGGAGGTGTGGACTGCCAACACGCCGTCGAAAGTGAGGGCACTGCGGTTCAAGTATCAGCGGGAGGCTGGGCGCAAGAATCTTCGTGCCATGCGTGAATTTATAATCAAGATGTTTCCTTTCAAGAAGTGGGCTAAGAAGCCTTCTTGAACGGTGAGTTGGGGCCATCGTAGCCGGCGGAGAACAGCTTTAGGTGGGTGTCCTTCATGTTCCACTCGTAGCTCGGTTCGGTGAGGAGTTCGGTGATGCGGCTGGGTGGGACGGTGATGGGATTGTGCCGGTTGCGGTAGAGGATGATGGAGATTCCACGGGTCCTGGCGAAGAGCAGGATGTCTTTTGTGAGGGAGTTCACAGTTGGATTTGGAGATGCCTGGTGGAGGAAGGCTTGGCGACCACGGAGCGGGATTCGCGGAAAAGTTCCTCGTAGCAGAGGGTGGAAAGGACGTAGGTCAGGGCGTCAAAGGCGTGCTTGAATTGGGAGCCTTTGTCCACGGGATATGCCTTTCCCTTCTTGATGGACTGGACCGCCTCGATGGTGTGTGGGCAGCGGGCTTTGGAGAAGCGGATGCGGTCTTGGAAGAGGAGCTTGCGAAGGATGTCAATGCGTTGACGGACTGACCCATCGCCTTTCTCGACGGCCACGAGCCGGATTTTGCCACGGGAGGCGTTATAGACCTCGACGTGCTGGCGACGGTCGGAGATGGACTCGCGCATGTCGAAGACAGAACGGTCGGCGAAGGCGTTCCAGCGGATTGGTTTCCCCTGTTGATGCTCCCAGTAGGCGCGTTTCTCCATGAACTGCTCGGTGAATTCGCCAATGGAAAGGTCGGAACCGAGAAAGACAAGCTCATCCAGGACATTGAAGTGCGGGATTTCCTTGCCGCTCTCGTCTGGCCAGTAGAGTTGCTCCACGATGACAGTGGCGTAGTTGGTGACGCCGGGGTCCCAACCCTCGTGAAGTTCGTAGGTGTCGGGGGAGGGGAGAAGAATTCGTGGAGTTGGATTGATCGGGGTTTCGAGTTCGCCGACAACTTGGGTGGCTGGACGGAACACGTCGCCAAATAATCCATCTCCGGCTGCATTGGTCCACTTGCCGAGGAAGTAGCGGTCCCACATGTCTCGGTTGTGGTGATACTTGACCTTGAGTTCGTTGATGTCGCCATCTTCTAAATAGGGATTGTCGGAGACAAAGAACTCCATGAGTCCGAGCGAACGCTGGCGTTCAAGGAGAAGATCAAGGCTGATGCCCTTGTCAGCGGCGATCTTTTCTAGGAGTGACTGGTCAGCGGTGCGGAACTTGTAGAACAGTTGATAGAACCAGTGATCTTCTCCGGGAGGTTCTGGGTTGGTGTCGAGCAGCATCAGATGTTGATGCCGCTTGAGATGCGGCATACGGAAGCAGTCAGTGATGATGTCGAAAGGGGTTTGTGTGTGAACCCAAGTGCCAACCTCAGACCAGTAAAGGGCGGAAAACATCTTGTTGCGGAACCGTGCGCTGACCTCTTTTTCAGCCGCACCATCGCGGAAGGATTCAAGCTGTAGTGTGGACTTGGTGCCGTGCTTGTTGGTGACGCGGCATTTGAGCTTTTTGGAGACGCCTTCCTGGAAGGGTTCATCTACCCACTCGAAACCGAAGTCACCTTCAATCCATTGGGGGATGACAGTTTCAGTTATGAGCTGCCAGCAACCGCCATCTGCGGCGGCGGTGACAGTGGGAGATATGATGCCAACCTGGGCACGGTCAGTTTCCCAAAGATGCTCGGCGATGACGTTCATGCAGCCGAATGTCTTGGATGACTTGCGGGGGCCGGAGACGCCAACGAAACGGGGTTTGTCCGGGTTGTTGGGATGGCATAACCAGCGGAGTTCGTCCTGTTTGGGAGAGGTGCTGGGCTTCCACTGTCCGTCAATGACTGGCATGAATGTGCTTGAAGTTCCCACGGATGGATATAGTTTCCAAGAAATTTATGGCCCAGAACACCCTCACACTAGACCCGAAGAACCCAGCATTCATGGATGCCCTTAAAGGCTGCATGGAGGGGGATGAAGAGACGTTCAAGGTGACAGGCACCGTGCTGCGTAATGGAAACCAGTTCGTGCTGGATGTCAGCAAGGTGGAGTATGAGGAAGGTGAGGGGGCCGACGAGACTGCTGCCGAGGATGGCAAGGAGGAAGGCGATGGGGAGAACCTTGACGAAGGAACTGCGGAGATGCCCATGAAGAAACCCATGAAGGCAAATCCCGGCATCGCCATCATCCTTGGGGCAAAAAAGTGAAGTCCATGAAGCTTGGCGGAGGAGGGCGATTCAAGAAGCTCTCGGAGAGCCTGATGAGGAAGGGCTACTCGAAGGACTCGGCGGCAAAAATTTCTGCCGTAATCGGTCGCAAGAAATATGGCAAGAAGGCGTTCGCTCGACTGTCACTTTCAAAATGATCTCTCCGAAAGTAGCCAAGCGGCACGGATTCACCGCCAAAGACCTGAAAATGGTCTTCAACAAGCGGAAGGGCTACACGTATCCTGACAAGGTGCAGCAGTTGATTGACGTGCTCAGGAGCCGCATTCAGGACGGTCGCACGCAGAATCTTCGGGACTACAAGTTTTTCGCGGCGGTGGACTTCGCCTACGACGCACCCTATTACCAGACCACGCCGACGATTGTTCAGCACATCTGCAATCAGAAGCTCACCTACGATGACTCCAAGAAGGTGGTCGAAGGATGGGGATTTCAATGGGGCGACTTGTTCAGGGTCAAGACCAAGAGCGATGGACAACCTTTGTTGATTGAAGGAAAACCTCAGATTGAGGTCATTGCAGCGAGTCTGAACAAGACCTTGATCCCGATGGTGAAGAGCTATCTGACGATTCGTTGCGCGAAGCTTTACACGGATCGTGACCAGATTCCCCTGTTCAAGTTTGAACCGATCAGGAACACCGAGGAGAACATGGTGCTGTGCGAGGTGTTGAACAACATCATCGAGGCACAGGTGACTCAGTTTGGGTATCGCAATGAGTTGCGGGATGCAATCTTTCACACGCTGCTTTACGGGATCACCTTGTTGTTCCCGCAGGAGGCTTGGTATGTGGAGAAACAGGAGGACGCTGATGGAACAGAAACCGTCCGCAAGGAAGGCATCCGCTATCTGCAACCGCATCCGACCCGGTTCTTCTACGACTACTTCTATCGCACGTCCTCGTTCAACTCGGACACTGGCTGTGAGTTTTCAGGACACTGGCGAGTGGAGCGTTACGGTTCAATTCGACGGAACACGGAATACTTCAACCAAGGCTCGATCCCCTATGGGACGAACTGGTTTGAATCACCCTACGCAGGGACTTACTTTAGTGATTTCTATGCCCCCTGCACGATGACCTTCCCGCAGCTTCCGCAACAGCGGTTGAGCAGCCGGGAGGACCGGGCCGGGAACTATGCGATTGCGGACGAGGACAAGGCATTGTTCGTGACGGAGATGTTCTGCAAGCTGGTTCCTTCGGAATGGGACTTGGTTTGGAACAAGGGTGGTGAAGTAGAGGCTTACACGAATCCGGTATGGTTCAGGTTTGTGATGGCCTCAGATGACACGGTCGTTTATGCGGAACCGCTATCGTATGCGCCCAACGTGTATTTCGGATATGATGCGGACGGGAACCGGGTTCGCAATGCGAGCATGGCGCTGGAGTTAATTCCGTTCCAGGATCAGGTTGGCAACATCCTTTCGCAGATTCTTCTGACCACGAAACAGAA